TACCTTGATTCTCTATCGTAACTACTTCCCATCCCGGAAAAGTATCTTTATAAAAATCAGCAGTCTTGACACTCAAAATCAATCCGGGTTTTACAGGGCAGAAACTACCATCACTATGTCCCGGAAGATTTATTAGTTTTACATTATAGTCTGGGAATAACCTTTCCCATTTCTTTTGAAAGTTTTCTTCATTCAATTTGTTGAGTATATTACCAACACCAAAAATCAAATCCTTACCTAGTCTTGTCATACATGCAGTGTTTATATACTGATCGTAAATAATTTCATTACCATTATCTTTGAGAAGTTTTTCTAATGTCTTGAAAGGATATGTCTTGTCATCATGTATATACTTACTGGTCTTTCCTATTGTATTTGTGTGTGCTTGAAATATAATATTTTTTAGATCCTCAGTATCTATTTGTGACAGAAGTTGTTTTACATTATAATTATCTTTCCCTCTCAAATTTTTTAGAAGCATCACCTGTGTCACTGTAGACACAGGTCTTCCGGGAAATGTAAGATCATATACGTATTGCAGTATATCCTTATGAACGTCAGGCATATTTCTTGCCTGTAGTGAACTAGCATTCAATATACCCTTGAGTTCATTTTCAAAATCTATATTTTTTCCAAAGTTTTTTCCGGGCATAAAAAATTTATCACCAACCATCGCAATATAATCTCTAGGAACCATTGGTGGTGACATCATAGATCCATCAGGTCTCATATAATCTTCTGGATTATCTGTTATGTCAGTTCTTATTACATTTACGTCAAATTTTTCAAGTACAGATATAAGTTTTTGATAGTCTTCTTCAGTTTCCTCTGCTATACGATGGAAGACACCTCTTACTTTCTGATTTTCAATATAGTTGAAGTACTCAGGTGGATAACATTGTCCAACAATACAAGTCTTGAGAGGATCCCAATGTTGATGTACAGATAACATAATAACTTTTTTTTATATTTATTGACGTCTACGGCAACATGGTTTGTATCGAAAAGATGATAGACCAGTCATTCTGCATAGAGTTTGAAGCACATGGTCACTATCTTTTGGTTTGAAATATTGATAGTCACCCTGTCTAGTATCCCACCACTCACCTTTATATCCTGCGTTAGTAAAATTGTTCAAAAATTTTATTGATTCATCATATCTAAATTCTATTTTCTCTGCTTGTAATGCAGTAGAGAATGACATCTGATCACGTACTCCTCCTCTTCCATACCACCTCCACCACATATCGTTGAATGATTTTTCATTATTTCTCCAGAGAATAGTGCATAGTGGAGAGAAAAATTTCTTGAAATCGAATCCAAAATCAACTAACTCTGCAGTGTATTGCATAATTTCATTTTTTGACCACCACCCATTATTATAATACTCCATCATCTCATTCAGATATGAATGATTATGTGGATGCTGCATCACAAACATTTTATCGTTGTAGGTATCTAATATTTCTTTGCTAATCTTGAAAAATGGTTCCTTCAGTAGATGTAATTTTGTTGCATCAACATAAACACTGGAATCAAAAGGACAATTGATTTTATAAAACCTTGATGACCTTACTGGATCATTAAGATTTCTTCCGGGCATAACCTTCCATGGTCCTACTGCCTCCGCTTCACCAAAACAATAGTATTCATGTCCCTTCGGCATGCTCTCTGGCAGTTTGCAATAATTATTAGTGATGCATGTGTATATAATCACTGAACACTTCGCATAAAATCGTGCTTATGTTTTATATAGATCTTTGACATACCAACATAAGATTTCATAGCATTTATAAATTCATGTCTGTATTGCCACTGATCAAGTGCTCCTCTCTGTGGATGCTTTCCTTTACGTCCAACTTTATTATAATAACCAAGTGCAACTCCACAATCATTTCTGTCCTCTATAATTTTAGGATTTAGATCATTGAGTTGTAATGCAGCATCGAAAGATATCTGATCTCTGTTTACTCCTGCTTCAAAATAACGCCACCATGAATCACCAAATCTAATCGTCTCATCATTTATTGTTCTATAAATTATTGTTCCAAGTGGACTTCTATACTGTCTAAAATTGTACCCATCCTCAAATAAAATTCTAGTCAACTCTATCCCCTGATCAAATCCAAAAAAGGAACACTCAAAACCTTCCAACATTTCATCATAGTAAGAAAACTTATTAGGATGTCTTAGTATGGTGAATGGGAATCTACTCTTTGCTAGTTCAACAAACTCTTTAGTCATAACATAGCATGCGTCTATCCACACTGTGTCCTCACCCTCATCAAAATATTTGTGTGGATTTATCTTAGGGTATGCTGACAGTCTTCTTGGACAATCTATATCAACATCAAGTTTTACGAACTCCCATGGTCCCCGTTGCACCACAGTGCCATCATGGAACATTACATATTTTACATCAGGGTCATAATAGTGATCGGGTATCTCATCATACTCGTTAGTTATGCAAGAGTAAATTATCATGAAGAAAAAATTGCAGGGGTAGATGATCCCTCTTTCTTTTGTCTATCAATTATACCAAATACTCTCATGTAAAACTCGTGATTGTTATACTTTGCATACACTTTAGGGTGTAGTTTAGTAATCTTTCTCAAGTCTGAGAGAAATTCTTCTTGACGTTCATACTGATCTAGATCTCCATTTTGAGGATGTAAACGTCTTCTTCCAACTTTATTTTTGAAACCAAGATCTATACCACTTTCATCACGATTGTCATAAAATTTTGGTTCAATACCTGTGTTTTGTATCGCTGCATCAAAAGGAATATTGTCACGATTATAATTTTGATTCCCCCACATATACCACTCTTTGTTGAATTCTTCTATCTCATCTGTCAATTTTCTCCACACAATAGTGCACTGAGGACTAGAATATTTCTTAAAATTATATCCACATTTATCTAAAACTCTAGTCAAATTTATAGCATCATTGTATTTGAAAAATGCACAAGTAAATCCCTCTAACATCTCATCATAGTATGAGAAGTGACCACCATGTCTCAATACACTGAAGGGAAACGACTTCATGCTATTCTTAATAAAATCTTTTGTCAAAACAAAACACCCGTCGATCCACACAGTGTATGAATTTTTAGGGAAATATTCATGAGCATTTGCCTTGACATAAAAAGCATAGTCTCTTGGATCTTCTATATCTAAATCTAATTCAATATATTCCCATGGTCCCACCGTTGTATCAATAGTGCCATCATGAAAACAAACATATCTTACATCTGGATCATAGTAACTTTGCTCTGGAAACTCATCATACCCATTCGTTATACATGTGTAAACAATCAGTTGATCATCTATTTCTTCACCAGTATCTAAAGGATTGTTTCTTAGATTGAATATATTTTTTATGGTATCTCTGAACTCTACTTGCATGTCTCCCCCACAATTTACATGCATGGTATATGTTTCATTATAATTTTTCTTTCTCGTGCTTGTATGCCAATCAATTTGTATTGGAACTCTTTTTGATTTCATTACCATTTGATCAGCGATTGAACTTGTAATCTGATCAACTCTTTGACAATGATTTTTATACCAATTCCAATAAACACAATTCCACTCTCTCACCCTTTCTGTATTTTGTCTCCATATGCAACAATTCAAAGATTGCCTATATTGTTTTGGATCAAACCCTGCATGCATCATATCTTGAGCAAGCGTAACTAATTCATCTTGTGTTGCAAACCCAACTCTAAAAAGTTTTACAAACTCTTGCACTATGTTTCTTTGAATAGGATGATCTTGTAATGTCAATTCATTCTGTAAAAATTCTTTTGATTTTTCTACAAAATTAGGTGGCATTTTATAGCATCCATCTATCCACACATGAGGTTCATCAAATAATGTGTGTGACATGCACTTAGGATAGTATGCCTTTATCCAATTTGGTTCTTCTCTATCACAATGGATGAATTCCCATGGTCCTTTCTTCTCTATCTCACCATCATAATACATAACGTATTTTACATCAGGATCATAATAGTGATCGGGTATCTCATCATACCCATTGGTAATACAAGAGTAGATGATCATTACTCAACCCATTTCTTTGGTAAATCTGGTTGCTGTGCTAATTCCTGAGAAATTTCTTTAGTTGTTATGGTGCCGGGTTCTCTAAGAAACCAACCAGTAGCGATGTACTTAGGGGTATCACCTGTCAAAAATGAACCTCTATGCATGTGTGTATATGTTGCTGGCCACATCACCAGTGTCCCTGTGGTAGGTTGGAAAGAAACTTTCTGATGTAAAAAATCTGTGGCACCACCATTTTCATATGGAATATCATTTAGATAGATCATCCAAGTCAAAACTCTGTCCCTGTATACAAATCCACCATCTTCGCAATGCCAAACATGATATCCTCCTCCTGCTTGTGTCTTCTGTATTTTTACTGTCCATGAAGAAACTGGATCAGAAGAATCAGTAAGTCCTCTATACTCTTTATTATATAATTCAAACCCACCACCAACAACCAAATTAGTTCTTGCAGCAAGACCTAAGTCTGCTACCTCTAAAAATAATTGTTCATCTTTTCTACCAAGTGCACCCTCTTTGAACTGATTTTCTCCATCATTACATGTATTGTATTTGAATTTTCCACCTAGCATACCCTCCTTTGTGTACTTTCTCTTATTCCATTCCTCAAATGCAGCGATCAAAATATTACACCACTCTTTACTCATGTAATTTTTTACAACACCTATCCCCTCTTTGAATTCCATTTTATGTTCTACACCCTGAGTGAGGAGTTCTATATGTTGTGATGCCTCGTTTGCATCAGGTGTATCTTCAATTTGGTTGATAGTTTCTTCAGTCATTTTGTTGCAATTGTTGGTAAACGGATGGTGGAATACGTCCAACGTATTCATCTAGTTCCATAATTTGATCTAACAAGATGTCTTGACCATTCTGTTGCCAGAATTCTTCCAGACCTTTCTTGCTATCTTTATGGAAGATATCTATGTGTTCCTCATGTATAGCAGAACCCATATCTAATCGATAATTGAATATAGGTAAGGCATAACCTTTACCACTATCCAATATCAAATCTTCTGACACTGCTCGTGGTTTTATGTTCTGATCAATCTTCCATAAATCGCCACGTTGATGACATCTTAGCACCTTTGTGGCGTGATGTCTAGTAATAATGTAACACGCAGCAGAGAAGTCATTTATAAATCTGTGATGCAGTTTTAATTGTATACCATTTGGATTTATAATGGTAAATTGACATGTGTCAAAATTTATAGGAAGTTTTTTTCTAACATCTCTCCACGTAAATGTCCAATGTCTTGCAGGAGATAAATCTACATCATCCTCCATGATAATAATTTCATCATGATCAGTCTCCTCTACAAAATATTTTAGTGCAGATAGATGTGTAAGAACACAACCTATCTCACCTGAGTTCATATTATCTGGGACTGTGCCCTTCAAATATGATGAGGGATCATCCTCCTTACCATCTATACCTGATATTCTGGTGTGATTTTTGATTCCCCAGTAATCTAAATGCTGTACCATGTATCGTTGCCTATCGACACATCTGTCTAGGTTCAACCACAGAACTGGTGGGAAATAGT